AGAAGCTGCTGCTGGTATGATGACACATCCTTTAACAGGTATGGATCCGAGTAATCCTAATGCACCTGCTCCTGAAGATGAAGAAGCTGCGATGCAACAAATGGATCAGGAAAACTCGCAAGAAGATTCACAAGAAAATAGTGGTCCCCAACCTATGCCTGAAATGTCAGGAGATCAGCCACAGGGAGGAATGAGTCAATAATGACGCACCAATTAACAGCTACAATGGCTCCCGAATATGTAGATAAACGACGTAGTTATAGAAATGATTTTGAATCTCGTGTAGTTGGCGGTCCAGTAGCTTTTACTACAAATGCTGGTGGAACTACTACAACTGCTGTTGGTGCTAACGCAGATCCAACTACAGGTGTTATTGGTACTAATGTAATGCGTCAGGGTGATGAATTTAAACTTTTTAGTGCTGCTGGTGTTTTAAAAGAAGAAACTGTTTTTCGTGTTACTGCTATTGCTGTTGCAGGTTCAACTACTGTTACATTTACACCAGCCGCTGCTGTGGCTACGATCTCTACTGATACTTTAAGATTAATTGGTGGTATGAATCAGTACAGTTCAGCTGAAATGGATCGTAGATTAGTTCAGCTTGGATTTACTGCTGCTCGTGTGGCTACACTAACTGAGAATGATAAGCAAATGCAGATTCGAATTTCAGATGATTCAGGTTCTTTGTAATGGCCAGTGCAGCTACTGCTTATGGTGATTTTTATAAAAAGAATTCTAATACGCCTGGAACTAGAATTTCTTTAACTTTTGGTGGTTCAGGAGATGCAGAGAATGACAATGAAGATGCAGTTCCTGGAGATAGTGAAGAAGATGCAATAACAAAGAAAGCTAGAAAAAAGGCTCTTCAACGTAGATTAGCGGCAATGAAAACGAGGAATGTATAATGGGACAGCCAATCCCTCCAGGTGATAATGTTCCTCTTGTAGAGGGGCTTGATGCTTCCTGGAACGAATTTGTTAGCTATATTCCTGAAGACAAGCGTGCAGAGTTTGCACCTAAGTTTAAAGAGCGAATTTCTTCTTACGAGCCTCTTAGGCAATGGGAAGATTTTCATAAGGCTGGTATTACTCCCGAGAGTGCTACTACTGCTCTTAATTTAATGAGTACGATTGAAAATGATCCTAAGCAAGTTTATGAGACTATTGGTAAGTATTTAAATATTACTCCTGCACAGGCTCAAGAAGTTGTGGAACAAGTTCAAGAGGCAGATCAGGAAGATCCACGTATAGCTAAATTACAACAGCAATTTGAAACATTATCTCAAATTATGCTTGCGGAACGTCAACAGTCATCTCAAGCACAATTAGTTTCTCAGCAGGAGGCTGCTGTGGATAAAGAAATTTCAGATGCAATGAATAAATATGGACAAGTTCCTGAAGATGAAATTCTTATGCGTATGATACATAAGGGAATGACAGCCGAACAGGCACATCAGGAATATACAGGTAGAGTTAGTGAAATTCGTAAGACTCGTCCTGCTCCTACAATTTTAGGTGCTGGGGGACAGATTCCTACTAGTAGGGCAATTGATCCTACCAAGTTGGATAGTAAGGGTACTAAGCAGTTAGTGGCTCAAATGCTCGATCATGCTAACGCAGAAGTAAATAAGTAATACTGAGGGCTTAAATCCTCAACGTAGTTGAATTCTTTTAAACTTCTATAATATTAATTTTATTTAGAAGGGTTTGGAATGACTACAACACTTACGACTGCGGCTAACATTCTAAAAGAGGTGTATGAGCCGAAGGTTAGGGATCAGCTTCAGTCTGAAGTTATTGCTATTTCTCGTTTAGAGAAAACTTCCGAAGGGGTTGAAACTGACTCCGTTGGCGGTAAGTACGTTCGATTTGGTGTTCGTGTTCAGAGGAACCATGGTATTGGTTCTCGTAATGAAATGGAAGCTCTTCCTTCTCCGAAGACTCAAGATTATCGAGATGCTCAGGTAAGACTTTCTTATGGTTATGGTGCTATTCAGCTTTCTGGTCAGGCATTTGAATTAGCTAATTCAAATACTCAGGCGTTTGCTGCTCTTTTAGAACAGGAAATGGATGGTATTAAGGAAGGTCTTCGTAAGGAGACTAACCGTCAATGTTATGGAACATCTCAGGGTGTTCTTGCAGTTGCAGCTTCTGGTACTACTACCACTTTTGTTACTAGCACTCTCGCGGGTTTGCAGTATCTAGAAATTGGTATGGTAGTTGATCTCTACAATTCTACTTCGACTGTTGTTACTCCTGTGCTGGTTACTGCTGGCGCTACTATCACTGATATTACCCCTGCTACTCTTACTGTTACTTTAACTACTGTCGGTGCAGTTGGTGCTGGATTCTTCTTAACACGTACGGGTTCTCATCAAAAAGAACCTGTTGGTTTCGAACAGCTAGTTGCAGGTTTAGCTTCTACTGCAACTGCTCTTGGTAACGGTGCAGGTGCTCTTTATAATATTACGCATAGTACGTGGACTGGTAATATGGATACGACTGCAGGTGCAATTTCTGAAGGTCGTATGATTAATATGATTGATGCAATTCGTACTCGGGGTGGACGAACTACAGTTGGTTTCTGTTCTCTTGGTGTTCGTCGTGCATATGCTAACTTGTTAGAGCAGCAGCGTCGTTATGTTAATACCACTGAATTTAAGGGTGGCTTTTCTGGTATTGCTTTCACTACTGATACTGGTGAAATTCCAATTGTTGCTGACTTCGACTGCCAGGCTGGTCGACTTTATTTCTTAAACGAGAAAGAAATTAAGATTTATCGTGCTGCTGACTGGTCTTGGATGGATAAAGATGGAAATATGTGGCAGCGTTTAATTGATTCTTCTGGTGAGTATGATGCTTATCGTGCTCGTTTGTTCTCTTATTGGCAGATTGGAACTCATCGTCGTAACTCGCAGGGTCTAATGACCGCTATTATCGAGGCGTAAAATGCGTCAGAATACAAATATTCAACTCTATGGTACTCAAGGTAATAATATAGGTGCAAATACAACTGTTGTTTCTCTTCCGCTACCTATTGGTAGATGGCGAGTCTGGGGCATGATTCGTCATACATTAGCTGATGGTTTAAAAGTTACAGCTCCTGCTGCTGCTGCAACTATTTTATGTTCTGGTCCTAATGATACTGCTGCTATTGGTCCTTTTGTTGTAGATATGGCTGCTGCTGGTAGCTTTATTATTCAGTTAAATACAGCTACAGGAGCTGCTGATACTGCCTCGGCTCTTGTATATGCTGAAAGTATTAATCACTAATGGCAACACATACTAGAACTCATGTGCAGGTTGGATTTGCTAATCCTTTCTTAAAATGTGATAAATGTAAGAATCCAGTTCCTTACTGGCATAATCCAGATCGTTGTGGTTGTGACGAAGATAAATTTTTTAATTATCCTTGTGGACATACAGCAGGTATTACTTCAAGTTGTCCTGACTGGAATCCTGTTGATGGATGTTGTTGTGAGACGCCCTGCGTTAAATAGTTGCTAGGGTGGCCGTAGATATCGTCATAATTTACGGCCACCCAACCCTACGAAAGGTAATAGAATGTCTGGTGTTCCTGCTAAGAAGGCTGCTCCGTCAAAGTCTCTTTCTGATCTTCTTGGAAAGGATACTGAAAATAAGAAAGAGACAGTCACTGGAAAGGAAGAGACGGTTACTCCTGAAGAGACAGTTACTCCTGAAGTTGAGGATTTTGATTCTGATGAGAATCATGCTGCTCAGGAAGGAAATGATGAGCCTTTTTACTCTCCAGAAGTTGTTTCTTTAAAGGCTGATAAGACTCCCGCAGAACTGTCTATGGAGAGTCCTGAAGAGACTGCAAAGCGTTATAATATCAACACCGGGATGTCAGAGGAAGATTTAGATAATCCTCGTGTTCAGGTTTATAGGGATACTCTTGTAAATCAGGTTCCTTCTGGGACTCACCTTCACCCGGATATTGCAAAGGATTTAAAGAACCGAGGAATTGCGGAGCAGCATACAGACAATGCTCAGGTGAAGCGCACTATTACTGATACTTATGATTTTGCTCCTGATGCAGAGCATAACGATAAGTTCTAATGGCTGATTTGGACGAATGGATCTCCGCTGAGTTTCAAAACTTGGCGGAGGTCTTATATGACTATGACCATAAATTAGCTCTTGAAATGGTTCCCTTATCTGAGTGGGATAAGTTAACTGATAAATCGAAGGTTTTTAGGGTAGTAGATACTAATCGAAATGTAATCGTAATGTATTTTAGTTCTCTTGCTAGTCCTACGGATATTCTTGCGCGTATTTGGAGTATGGATCAAAATAAGAATAATGTAGTTGCTAATCTAGATGCTCGAAATGCAGCTGAACAAGCTTTACAGATGAAAAAGAATTTAGATGAAATGGAAGAAAAGAAAGAATTTGCAATGTTTGTTGCTAAAAATGAGAAGAGCAGGTGGACTCATGACGGACGGGTAAGGGATGAACACTTCCGTGATAAAGGTCCAGTAAGGAGACATATCACTTGATAGTTTCAGATGTAATTGCGCGTGTTCGTAGTACTTTTGGTGATGCTGCAGCAGTTCAAGTACAAGATGATGATATCAAGCGGTGGATTAATGATGCACAAATTGAAATTATCAAATATAACGATTCTGCTTTACAGAAGTCAGCTTTTATTAATTTAGTTGCAGCACAGGCTCAGTACACACTACCTACAGATTTATTAATTCTTCGTTCTTTACGCTATAAGTACACATCGATGTTAAGTTATAATTTATTAAGATATCAGAGTATGCAGCAATTTGATGAATCAATTGATGGTTGGGATGGTACTACATACGCCCAAGGAACACCTCAATTCTTTACTAAAGACGAAGGTAAAATAATATTATTTCCGGTACCAGATCAGTCAGCCACAGCGGGTCTGAAAGTTGTATATAATCAGCAACCCACTGATGTAGTTGGATTATCTGATGCTTTAAGTCTTCCGCTTATTTACCATAATGTAATCAATAAGTATTGTATGTGGCAGGCTAGCTTATTAGATGAAGATCATGAGCCTGCTTTAATGTATAAGAGTGACTTTCAAGATGACGTTAATCGGTTAATGGCAAATGAGACTAAAGACCCTGTGGCTACGTATCCTACTATTACAGTGTTAGAGTATGATCAATAATGGCTACTCAAATTCTGAGACTTGGGCCATTTAACGGAGGATTAAATATTGGTTCTGATCCAGTATTAATTGGTGATAATGAACTTATCACTTGTCTTAATCTTGAACTTGATGTTGATGGTTCGCTGGTTAGTAGACCTGCTATTCAGGTTGCATTTCAAGGTGCCCAGAATGAGCGTTTACTTATTTTTGGTTCTGTGGTTTTTAGCGGAACTCTCTATCTCTTTGCTACTCGTAATGGTGGGACTTATGTTAGTTCCAATGCAGGATCTTCCTGGACTCAGTTAAATCCTGGTGCACTTTCTCGTGAATGTAAAACAATGGAAGTTTATGCAAATACAGTCTGGTTACCTGCTACACCACAAAGTGCTAATGGTGGAATGTCTTGGACTCCTGGTGGTGGAGCAGTTGCAGTAGCAGCAATGCCTAGAACTAATAAATGTACTGTTCATAAGAACAGACTTTATTTATGTCCTGGAGATACAGCCACCGTTAATGAATCAAGATTGTCCTTCTCGGCTCCTGCTGATTTTACAACTTGGCCTGGTACTAATTTTATTGATGTGCAGCCGGGTGATGGAGATACTCTTAATAATGTTGCTGTTTATCAAGATAACTTACTTCTTTTTAAGGGAGAAAGTACTCACGTACTAGCATACGACTTAGATCCTGTAGATGCTATTCTTCGTGAAATCAATCCAGTAGTTGGAACTCAAGGTAGTTTTGGCATATGTCAGTATGAGAATACTGTTTATTGTATGCACCGAAATAAAGTATATAAGATTGAAAATTTCAATTTTAGTATCATCAATGTTAAAGTGCCTCTTGTGTTTGATAATTCATTACCTACAGGTACAACTGCTACTTATGAGCCACAGCATCTTAGTATGCTGGGAGATAGATTAGTAGTTCGTTACTTTAATAGAACTTATGTATTTCAAGTTAGAACAAATACTTGGGCAGAGTGGAGTAAAACAGATGATACTTCAACAATCGAATGGCATATCTTTGGTCCTCTCGTTAGAGCAAGAGATCTCACTGGGTCTGGGGCTGATAGCTATTACACTGGATATTCCTTTGACGTATCCTCAGGCGGATATAAGGTCATTAAAATTCAAGATGGAAGATTTAGCGGTGCGAAAGAGGGAACAGGCGTACATTCGTTCTTCTGTATAGCTACAACTAAAGATTATGACATGGCCGATCCGGTTCGATATAAAAGGCTTTTCTGGTGGGGTGTAGATGTTATCACTGGTCAAAATGTTGTTGGCTCATTAACACCTATTACTCTTATTAATTCAGTTACATGGGATGCTTTAACAACTGAAACATGGGCAGATTTAGGTACTTGGGGGAGTCCCTTGTCGGGCTCTGTGGCTTTTACTGAAACTATTACTGCTGATAACGTAGCGAATACTAATAAACTAATTAAGTTTGGTAAAGCCATGAGGTTTAGAAAAGCTAATTTCTCCTTAATGTTAGTTACTGATGGTAGCCCTGTACAGCCCACTAAAATCTTTCAGCTTGTAGCTGTTGTTGCGGTTAAGCAACTTGTTAGCGCAAGAGTATCTTAAGGGGGGAGAATATTTTATATCAAGGTCAGCAGTATTTACCGTATGCAGCGGGTAAAAAGATTTATGGTGGAGGAAGGGACGCTCCAAACATTGGTCCTGTCGATCCTACTGGACATAGAGAAAGAGATTTAAAGTATCAAGCACGACGTACTGCTATTTTACGTAGATTGAAAGCAAGTCAAGTTAATGATTTTGGAAACGCTGATGTAGGAAGGATTGTATAATGGGTTATGCATATGAAGGTAGTGGTGGAAGTAGTAGCGGTATTGGTGTCGCATTAGGTAAAGTTGCAGCTAAAACTGTAAAGAAAACTACTGGGGGTGCTGGTAATAAGTTAGGTAGAACTGCTGCTAAGATTAATAGGAGTTCTGGAGGGGGAAGTTCAAGAGGAGGAAGTTCTTCTGGAAGTAGTTCTAGAGGATCTTCTGGTGGAGGTGGAGGAAGTTCTTCGGGGGGAGGAAGTTATTCTGCTCCTAAACCTATGAGTATTAGTCAGTATTTAGGTGGAGATTCTATTTATCAAAACTCCCTTCGAGGGGGTAAAAGAAGTTTAGCTGACTTCTTAAGTGATATTGGTCGTAGGCGTGGTGAGGCTACAACTCAGTTTGGTCAAACTACAGCTTCAATGGAACGAGATCGTACACAGCAATTAGCAGATCTACAGAACGAGTTTGCATCTCGTGGTTTAATTAATTCAGGACTTTATGGTGATGAACAGGGAAAATTTCAAGCTAAATTCACAGAACAGCAAACAGCATTACAACAGCAGCAAGCTGCTTTACTAGCTGATTTACTTTCTCAGTCTAAGAATTTTGGTAGAGAAAATGATTTAGCTCTTGAACAAGCTAAGCAAGAAGCTTTACAGCGTAGAGCGGCTAAGTATGGCGTAGGAGGCTAATAGTGGCCGGTTCAGATGACTATGGAAATTTAGCTGCTACTCTGGCTAGATTAGTTCAAAGTCCACGTATTCAGTATTTAGGTAATCGTCTTAAGGCTCAACTACCTCAAATCTCAGGACCATTTGGTGGAAATAGTGTAGGACAAAATAGTGGGTTTGGTAGTAGTACGGGTACTATTAGAGGGCGTACTGCCCCTGGTGCCAGCATTGGAGGAATACTTGGTGGTTTAGCTGGACAAATGAATCAAGGAATGCAACAGGAACAAGATCCTATGCAACAATTATATCAACAATTATTAGATCAATTACAAAGTCCAGTACAGCAGCCACAGGCAGTTGATCCTGCTAGAATTATGCAACAAGTTCAAGATGCGATTAATCCAATTTATGATCAGAGAGCTCATCAAGCTGAAGATCGTACTGGAAGATATACAAAAGATGTTCAGGGAATGTATGGTGCTCTATCTGAAGATTATAAGAAACAAGCGCCAATGCAGCAAAAACAAGCAGCAGAAGCTCAGGACCAAATTAAGCAATTGTATGGTCAGCTACGTAGTAATATTGAAGGCAACTACTCTAGAGTTTCAAATGAACAAGGTGAGCTATTTAAGAAATTAGGAATTGAGAGTGCTCTACCTGATGTATTAGGAGATCAGGCTCCTGCTGAAACTGATGCTTTAACAGCAGCTTCTGAAAATCAAGCACAGCAGCAACAACGTTATATGGACATTGGAAATATGGATGAAACTTATTATCGTGAGGGTGCTCCTAATGCCGTTTTAGCAGGTAACGAAAAGTCTTCTGGACTTCTTTCAGATTTACAAGATTATTTGCAACAGATTGATGCAGAGCGTACTTCAGGAATTCAGAGCGGTTATATGGATCAATTGGGTCAAGCTCAGACTCAGTACAATCAACAGCTACAAACAGCTAATTCTCAGACTTCTAGTAATCAAGATAAACTTTGGCAAATGCTACAGAGCCAATTACAAGGTGGACAACAGCAAGCATTAACTACAGATTCTTTTATGGGTTCTTTACCCGCTGAAGTTCAACAAGGTGTTGGAGCAGCATTTAAACAGCTAGAGAGTTCTCCTGAAGCTGTTTACGGCAAAGTTGAAGATCCTAGAAATCCTGTACCCGGAACTTATGTAGAAACAACTCCTCAGTGGTATATGCAACAAGCCGATAAGATGCTACAGAGTGGTCAGATTGATCCAACTACATATCAGGCTCTACAGATGTATTTGCAGCTTTATTTCAAGACTGGCCAGTAAGCTATGGCTGATCAGAAGCTCACTAAGATTCTTGCTGAATTAGTTAGAAATAATGCTTCTTCAAGTCTTCCTAGTTTTAAGCAAGTAAGCGGACTTTCTAATGCTATTTTATCTGGAGTAGGACCACAGCAAGCCTGGGATCCTGGTAAACAGAATAACGGTAAAGATCCTAGAGGTCCTAGTTTTGTTAATCGAGTTTTAGATTTAATGTCGCGACCAGAATATGCAATATTAGAACATGCACAAGGTGCCTATGATAGAGGGAAGGATGAAGGTGTTCTTGGAACTCTTAAAGAAGGTGTAAATCCAGGAGGTCTCAAAGACCTGTGGCGAGGATTTTCTGGTAAAGCTAAAACTACAGGTAGAGATATTCTTGAAGATAATAAAATTGGTGAGAATTTAGATGGTTTTGATAAAGGTGTTCTTGGATTTGGAATTGTAGCTGCTGATCCCACAACTTATATGGGTGCAGGTTTAATTGGTAAAATTGGAAAAGCAGCTAAATTAGGTACTGAAGCTCTTAAGGGTGTTGAAGAAGGAACGGCGGCTACTGCTAAAACTTTAGTTGAACAAATTTCTGAAAGAGCTGCTCAACAGGCACAGAAACTTGAAGTTAAAGTTCCTACATCTTCTCCTTCATTTAATTTTATAGATGAAGTTACTCAACAAATACCTCTTCCTAAACTTGCTTCTCGTGCAGAAGAAGCTATGCCTTCAGGATTTAAAAGACCTTTTAAAATTGTAGAAGATGCTCCAAATGCAGAAGATCCTATGATTGCTGGACTTAAGAGACCTCTTAAAGTAGATGAATCTGAAGGTAGACTAGGATCTTTAACTACGACTCCATCTATGAGGGGTTCTTTAGAAGGACTTGCTAGAAAATATTCTCAAGAGAAAAAAGCTGCTGCACTAGGATCTCTTGAAGGTCTTCCCGAAAAGGCAAAGAATATTGGATTAGTTAATAAACTTAAAGATTTACATGAGCAGATTGCAACCGCTAAGAGTCCGGTAGTTAAGAATTCATTGAGAAAAGAAGCTGAAAAAGTTGCTTCAGGTGTTGAACCGGCAGACATTCTTAGTCAGGCTAGAAAAGCTCCTCCTGTATTTCCCACATTGACTATTGCTCCTCGTTGGGTTGATGAAGCTAGAAATGCAGCCGTAGCTTTTTTGAAAAATAATAGACTTAAAGAAATTAATCATATCGGACAGACTAATCTCTACAATAAAATCGTACATGTTGCTAGTAAAGTACGAAAAGATCGTAGAGCATTTACAGTGTTTCAAATGCTTAGAGCGGCTGAAGATGTCGTTCTTTCAAGCGGGCGTAAACTAACTGATGCAGAAGGTATCAGTGTTCGTTTAAGTGATATCGCAAACATTTCTGGTGGAGCTAAGAGTCTTACTCCTAAATTAGTTGATGAATTTAGAAAAGCCAAACCGAATCAAGCTCTTGAAGATATGAAAGCATTTACGACGCCACAGGTTGCAAGTGATATTCTCGATCCTGTCATTAAAACAGCAAAAGGTATCGTTCCTGTATTAAAGGATTTACCTCCAAGTAGAGCACTACCTATAGAATCTAATATCTCCAAAGAGTTAAGAGCACTTGCAGAACGAGCAGGTGCATCATCTAGGGAAGCTAAAACAGCTAAGAAGTTTATTGATGATCTCTTTAATCCTAATCGTGACCAACTTTATAGTGCTCTTCAGCAAGAAGCGAGATCTCTTGTTCGTCAGTCTTCTTCTGGGATACTTAACCCTAAAACTCTCTCTAAGATCTCAGATGAGACATATAAGGCTCTAGGTGCTAATCCTAAAGTTCTTGGTAGAGAATTGAATCAAAGTAAAGTTGTTGAAGGTATTATGACTAAGTTTGCAACTTGGTGGGGTGCTAAGGATTTAAAGCCTTTCTCACGTCCCTACATTGATACTGCCAGAAATGTTGCAGCAGCATTTGCTGAAACTATGACTCCTTTAGTTAGAAAGACTACAGCTACACAAAGAGCTACCGCCTGGTCTGTGGCTGCTGGTAAATTAAGTGCTGGTTCTCCTGAAGAGCAGGCATTAGCTGATCAGTTTAAATATATGATTGAACGACTTATGGGTACTCATGGAATTAAAGATAATGCAGAATCTGTTCTTTATCGAAGTGGAACAATGATGAAAGAACTTAATGATGAACTTCCTAAGGATTTAAAGTTTATTGACAAAAAGGGTGTTGATGATTTAGGTAGAGATTTCAACTATACCAATGGTGAGTGGATGAATTCTTGGAAGGAATGGAAGGGTAGGGAGCCCGCTGAAAGCCTGTATCAGCTCACTAGGTCCCTTCAGATGGTCACACGTAAAAATAGTATGTGGGATGATGCTGCAGCTCGCTGGGGGATGCCTCTTAAGGGTGCAGAGTATCAACATCAGGTTATGGGTATTAACAGACTTAAGGGAACTTATTTTCCTCAACAGATTGCAAATCAGTTAAATAATCTTACAAAGCAATTAGAACGAGATGTCTTTAAAACTCCACATAAGTCAATTGAACTTTTTGATAAAGTGCAGAGAATGTGGAAAACTGGTGTTACTATCTATTCTCCTTCTCATCACATTAGGAACTTAAATGGTGACGTATACCTCGCTGCTCTTGACGGAGTTGTTTCTCCTAGACCTTATGCTATTGCTACTAGAGTGCTACATGCCTTTCCTACACGTTATAAAGACATGGAATCTGTTTTTAATATTATGGATCCTAAACTCCGTGATGCTGTTTTACGTGCTCGTCCTGGCAACATAGTATTAACTACTCGTCGTGGTGAAAAAATGACAGCAGAACAGCTCTATCAAGCTGCTGAAACTCAGGGATTATTTATTAGAGCAATGCATGCTGAAGATTTAGTTGGAGATTCTGCTCCTGCATTTGGAACATTAGGATCTAAAATTCAACCCTTTGGTGGTAAGGTTTATGGAGCAGCAACTAGAGCTTCTGAACTTAGAGACCACTGGGTTAGACTTGCACATTTTACTGATATTTTAAGTAAATCAAATGCTCCTCTTAGAACTGCTATTGAACAAGCTGGAATGCGGGTTAAGAAGTTTCATCCTGATGGTATGGATTTAACAGGTTTTGAACAGAACGTAATGCGTCGAGTAATTCCTTTCTATTCTTGGATGAGAAAAGCTACACCCTTAGTAATTGAAGGTGCTATTATGAGACCTCATATTACTTTAGCATTTCCTAAGGCAATGGCTAATATTCAACTTGCAACTGGAATTGAGTCTGAAGGACCAGGAGATCCATTTCCTATGGATCAAATGTTTCCTGACTGGTTAAAGGAAAAAGGAATTGGACCGATTTTACAACCAGGTTCTGGCCTCGGGAGAGATCAAACATGGAGAGGGGATTCACCCGGATACACAATTGTTAATCCAACAAATCCATTTATCGACCAACTCTCGCAAATTGGATCGCCAGGAAAAAGCATTTTATCTTCACTCTCGCCTGCTGCAAGAATTCCGATTGAATTATTAACAGGAAATACGTCGCTCGGGATTCCGTTAAATAGCGTGGAAGGTGGTACGCCTGGTTACTTAGCTCAACAGATTCCTGCTGTAGGAATTGGAGCAAGATAACGGGAATGACTAGAGATAATGAACCTTATAATCCAGAACAGTTAATTAACTTACTTACTTCTGCAGGTGTAACGGGGACTGGCCCTTATCAGAGTCAGGCACAAACAGAAATCCGACAGCTTTTAACTCAGATGGCGAAACAAAACCGTGGCGATTATAGATAAACCTTATACAAATCTCCCTAACTATGCTGATTTAGAATATATAGATGGTAAACTAAAGGTAGCACAGAGTATTGTTAAGAGAACTACTAGTGAAGAAACTAAGAAAAGATGGAATGAAACTATTAATATTATTTTAGATCAAAGAGCTGCCTATCTGGAGGTTTTTGGTGGCAATAATAGATGACATTTTGAGACAAGCTCAGAACCAACCACAAACTCAATTACCTTTACCTGCTCCTGAACAGCCACGGACTTCATGGGTATCAGATCTAATTTCAAATCATCAACAGGCAGGTACTGAAAGACTAAAACGGAATCCTGTAGGTTTTGAGTTTAAAAGAGATCCCTTTGATCCTAGTTCCTATTATACCCAATTAAAAATGCTTCAAGGAATTTCAAGTACAGCCACAGGTACGGCGTTACAAGAAGCTGCTAATAGAGATGCTGCCGCAAGAGCTGCTGCTAGTAAACAAGATTCATCATCTGTTGGTGCGGCATTAGGTGGTATAGCTGCTGATGTTTTTAATGGAAGTAGCCGTAAATATGGATTAAAAAGAGTTAGTTCTAACACAGCTAGAGCTGCTGATTACTGGGGTTCCAAGTATGGAATTAAGAATATTGGTGGCTATGCTTCACATGGATCTGTTCCTGGATCAGATCATCCAAAAGGACTCGCTCTTGATTTCATGATTAATAACGTTAAAAATGGTTCGTCCCGAGGTACAGCCTTAGCTAATGATGTCATTAAAAACTATAAAGCTTGGAATGTAAAGTACGTAATTTGGAATAGATATATTTGGTCTCCTAGTGGGGGTTGGCACAAATATAACGGTCCTTCCCCTCATACAGATCACGTACATGTTTCCTTCAACAAGTAATGGACTGACCTGTGGCTGAACAAGAAGAAGTTAGCAGTGAATGGACAGTCAATACTTTATTTACATATATGATTACCCGCTTAAAAGCGATGGAAGAACTTCTTGAGGAAAGAAAAGATGCACAAAATAAAGCAATGGAAGCGGCATTAGCAGCCGCTGAAAAAGCAGTAGCTAAAGCTGAAGTAGCAACTGAAAAAAGATTTGATTCAGTTAATGAGTTTAGACAAACACTTTCGGATCAAGCTACACAGTTTGTAACACGTACTGAATATGGGCTTTCAATGGGAGCTATGAATGAGCGACTTTCAGATGTTAAAACTAGATTAGATAAACAAGAAGGAAAAGGAGTAGGACTTAACGCAGGATGGTTATATTTAACTGGTGCTGTTATTATTGTAGGAACTATCATAGGTGCGGTAATAGCAGTTACATAGAAAAACCCCCTGACTTTCCTAAGTCAGGGGGTTTTTCTTTATTTAATTTTTTTAAATTTTTTATTGAACTTTTGACGACTATACCAGTACGTACGTCCACTTATTAGATATTCAATTTGAATTCTTTCATCCTCTTCCATAATAATACGAGACGTTAGTTTGTTTTTTATATTTTTATATACGCTACGTGCCATTTTCTTCTCTTTGTGATTCAGGACAATTGCCATCACATGTTTTAGAGAAGCAATAAATACAGGTTACATTGATACTATCTGTTTTTACTATTTCAGCAATTGTTTTTCCTCGTTTTAGATCAATAACATACATAACATCTGTTTCAGCTCGTCGTCTTTCGTACTCACAAACTTGTTCTTCAAGAGAGCCCTCTCCTGAAAGAACTTGGTTATCATACCATTCTGGAACTACCTTTAGATAGTATTCTTGAGTAATTTTAAGTTCCATTAAGTCATCATCTCTTCAGTAGATCTACTGCATTAATTTTACCTGTCCTGACAGCCCAGTACATAAAATGAACATGTGCATCTAATTCATGATTTTTCTTGTTGCTTTTAGGAAGGGGCTTTTCTCCTATCCAAGCATATCCTGTAGATTTAATATGAGCACCCTGTTTAATTACTTCAACCTTATGACGTTCAGCCCAAGATTCGATTCTGCCAATAACTCGGGGAGTTTCCATATCCGAATAAGTTTGATCTTTTGCTTTGTTTGGATAGAGAAGATAGTCTTCAACAATAAATTTCTTAACTTTTTTAAATTGTTCTAGAAACATTACCATGTCATCAGCTTGAATTGTGAGCATAAAAACTAAATAGTATTTAGCATCATAGCCACAGACCCCGTTAGCTTTACCTGGATCACTTGATAGATACTCTACTGGATTATGGGTAGCGTTAACAGCTTCTTCCAAATGAGTAAGATACTCAGGAGTTGTTCGTTGGCCGGGGATTAGTGTTGATCCTGTGCTCGCAATCACACCAAGTTCCTCCTTTGCAGTTATCGTGGTTTTTCTCTTTGCACGAATCACAGATAAAAGCCAATACGAGCATTCTGTGGCTCCTCTTTCTTTTTATACTCCTGTAAAAATTCAGCTTGCTTTTCTGCAATTTTATCTCCCATCACAATTAAAAATGCATTTAAAAATAGTCGCTCGCATTCAGAATCTTTTCCATTAGTTGGACAGTTCTTAGTATGCCAATTTAAAGCATTTGTCTCAATAAGTTTATTAGTATCTGTTATTAATTGAATTTGCTCCTCTATTAGAGTATAAAAATCCTCCTGTACCTTACCCATTATTTATCTCCTTTATGTAGGCATCTTTGCATACTTTACAGTATATAACAAAATTGTAAGGTTTTTCAGCTATTCGTTGTGCCTCTCCGTGACTGAGTACTATTAGCTCCTTACCGCAGTCTTGACAATCTAGTGTCTCCTTCAATTCAAACTTACCTTCTTTCCGTCAATTTCTAAGTCAACTTCAAATTTAACACCGAACTGCTTAGCTTCAGGAACATCTTCTAGTACTCTTTTAACCCGTTCCACATCATAATTCTTGTCGGATTCACAGGTGATAGAGTCATGCACTTGTAAGACGATTGGTTCACCTCGTAACGCAAGCATTCTTCGTTTAACAATCTCGAATGCCCCTCCTTGAATAATAGAATTAAAGGCTTTGTGGGATTCTCCACGAGAAAGGTGACGACGACGGCCTGTCCAGTAGTCAATATATCCGTCTTTTTGAGCCAGCTTAGTAGCTTTTTCTGAGATTCTTCTAAACCCTGGCCAGGTCCCATGATATTCGTCATATAGTTCATCACTCTCTGATCTAGGTAATCCTAATACAAGTGCAACTTTTGCTTTACCAGCACCATATAAAGTAGAGTAGACGAAGGTTTTAATTTGATGCCTAGGACGTTGAAGCCGGGCAGACATTTGATCAAAAATGTCGGCACCAGAATTGAAAACTTCAAGAAGTTCAGCTTCTTTGGCATAAGCAGCCGCAAGACGAAGCTCAAGTTGTTTGAAATCAAACGAATAGTGATAAAATCCTGACTGTCTAACGATGAATGCTTTTTTAACATCACCGTTCCATGGTTTTGGATTTGAACGCGGAATTTGTTGTAGATTGGGCTTTTCACACGAAAGTCTTGCAGTACGAGTACCGTGAACTTTATAGTTAGGATGTAAGATTTCATTTTCATCCATCAAATCTAAATAGGCTTGGTAATTGGAACTTACTGTTTTCTGCCAACCCCTGTAAGTTAATACATCTTGAGCCACAGGGTTGTTCAGTGGTTCTAGATATAGTTCATATTCTGCTAGGGCTTCTTTATCAAATGAAGGTTTACCTGCGGGTGTTGTTTTAAGTACCGGTAGACCCAAATCATCAACGAGATATTTACCGATTTGCTGTGAACTACCAGGGTTCCATCCGAGAGAAGACTGAATTTGATTGAGAATTCGGGTTCCCTCAATTGCTTTCGCACGAGAAAATGGTACATCAATCTTGATACCACGTTCTTTAACTCCTGACATTAATCTAATAAAGTCTGACTCAATTTCCCATAGAGTCTGGGTCATTCGTTTCTCATTTTGTGATGGAGAGCTTCCAGCATAGCCTCTTCCCACGTATACGATTCTAAATACCCTCTAGATATTGGACAGTCAATACCATAACTAGTACACTGAGTAGCCCAAGGAAACAAGTAATTGTGTGTTTTAAACACTCTACACTTATGCTTAATCACTTTAGTTGTTTTCTGCCCTTATGTGGACTGGTAGTAACGACTAATTTCTTAGAACTAGATTTTCTTAGATCATAACAAGGTTTACCCTCATCTGTTCCACATTTATCACATATATCAAATACCTCCCAAGCAGGAGGGGGTATAGGCTCAACTGTCACCTTGGGATAAAACTTATCTGAAACTTCACTCTTAGGGTTGTTATAAGGACTCTGCACCTTGTGTCCAAAAGCTCCATCAATCTTATCCTGTAAGACCTCTGTGGCTAATTTATCTGCTAAAGGAGTGTAGACTCTTTTAAGTTCAGCATTTAATTCTTTAATTTTAGTTATTAACCATTTTTCATCATCTGCACCTAATAATTTTTCTGCACCTAATTGCTCAATCCATTCAATTCTAAGTTCTTCATCTTTACTAAGCATCATCTTGGATAAAATCTATCTGAGATTTCATTCTTAGGGTTCTTATATACGTTAGAAATTAAGTCTGTTTGAATCTGATCCATTTTTGGTTGTTCTTCAACTACACGTTTTATTATAGCTTCATCACATGTAGAACAATTTTCTCTGCCGCAGTGCTGTATGGGATTTCTTGGTTCTCCGTCTAGCACTTCTTCATCTTCTTCATCTTCTACTTCATTTCTATTCCAATGAAGAGACCACTCTTTAGCTAAGACTTCAGAAAGTCCAACATCTACCTTCTTAAGTTTATCATTTACTTCCTTAAGCTTAGTAACCAACCATTCAAAATCATAAGCACCCAAGCGTGGCATATGACCATCTTTTTTCGATTCTACAAGAATTTTAGTTAAATATTCCAATTTGAGCTCTTCTTCTTTATTAAGCATCATAGACCTCATGCATTCTGGCTAGTTCTTCATTAGCTGTTTGTAGCTCTTCTGTTACTTTACTGCATTCATTATTTACTTCTTTAAGTTTTTCAGTAAGCCAGCGGAGCGTAGCATACATAGGATTTTTGTAGTCTTTTTCTATTAATTCTTCATTTAGTGCTCTAATAGTTTCATTTAATCTAACTTCTTCTGATTTATTAAGCACTATGTACCATCTGCTTTACAGAGATCACAAAGAAGATTTTGTTCTTCTGGATCATCTGCATTCCTAGTATAAATCCAACTATTTTTATCATGATTACAAATAATCTGAGTAACCTTATTACAGTTATTACATATAGATACTTCCATAGATCCTTTCTCATTTTCAAAATGCTCGATCCTACACTGTAAATAGCCATCGTGATAATGTGGTAAATTTAAGAGCATTTCAAACCTCCAATTTTAGTATCTAAGATTTCTTACTTCAATAGTTACATCAGTACGGGTTTTTGATGCTTCCACTTCAAAATCTTTAGAAGAATCACCTTTATGCCGGGTCTGAATAGCAATTTCACCAGGTACTTTAGGCCACTCTACAGTATCATTGTATCTCAAAGTAACTTCCCAATCCCACTCTGATTCGATAGGAATATCTCTAAAACAATAAGGATTAGGAATTGGTCCATTTATAGCACTCATGTTCAAACCTCCAATTTCATATGTAAAGATGACAGCCTGAGAGCCATTCTCCCATGGACCCTACCTGGGATACCCGATCCTCCCCGTTAGGCTCCCCACGGCCTGCACAGCGGGATGCTGACAGTGGATCAAGGCCCCAGGAAGGGCTAGGGGGAGCCCGATAAGTAGCAATCCTCACTTATCTAAGTTAGGCATCCTATCTCTGATAAAATGTCTAGGATTAGTTATACTAAATACGAACTCCGCATTTATATGTGGAGTACCAGGAATACATTTACGACAAATCCGCCACAGGCAGTTCTTGCTTTTTTCACAGTGTCTTTCTGTATTAGAACTCTGACACTTAGGACACCTGGGTTTTACTGCGAACATATTACCTCCTTTTAGTTGAGGAGACTAGTTTCCTAGCCTCCCCCTTATCGTTACTTACAGTCTTCTGGACTAGTGGGCTTTTCCGGAGACTGCTCAACGTCATTAAACAGGGGCTTTGAACTAGATGTAGGGTAATTTTCTAAGAACTTTTTCTTAACTGAATCAGATTCTTCAAGAGTCATAGGACGAGGAATTTGCATTAAATGGGGACTCTTGAGAACTTGAGCAGTCTCTAAAGCTGTTTTAACTGATTCATCAACAACAGCAGCCACACTTGCAGGAGCCCAAACCTTACTTCGAATAACCCAAGAAGTAATAAAGGGAATAGCAATTGCAACAACGGCTAAACCTGCGTTAATGATATCATCTGGGATCTTAGGAAAGGCGTACTGAAGAATTAAATACAGAGCCCCTACTACAGTAGTAACAGCGGCACCAGTATTTAAAGCTGGACTAGTACTGTTAGAATTATCACTCAAGGACTTAACTAACTCATTTCGTGTACTCATACCTCAATGATCCCATCTAAAGTACCAGTAAACTTAAGCTTATCTCCCAGATAAGCGGCTAACCAGTCATTAACAAGACTCTTAATAATTTCCACATCAACAGGAGGAGGCAGAACAGGGGGAGTAGGTGCAGGAATATAGTGCTTAATTAAAGCAGCCTGGTACTGTAAATTCAACCAACCTGTAATTTTGACAGCATTATAAGTGGGAACAGCACCATGCTTCTTAGCAAAGTCTGTAAATGCAGCAACTGTGGCTGGTCCGTAATCTCCGTCAATTGTAACTGCAGGAGAAGTACCTTTGACAAGATTATGAATGTATTGAAAAGACTTAACTTCTTCTCCTGAATCACCCTGTTTAGGCAGACTCATTTCATTACTCCATTCTTCTAGGGTATCTCCACGCCAAACAGAAACAAGAGGAGATAACTTTGACCAATTATTAACAAAAGCAGCAAAGATACTTGTATGACCATGCCACAGGTGTGAAGAGTCAGAAGTACTACGCCTCCAAGTACTATTCTCTGCATCTTTAATTAGACCATAAACATTAACGCCGTCAAGTGTACCATAGAATTCTCGAACAGCAGCTAATCGATGATCTTGGAAATTGAGTGCAGAGGCTTTCATTCTTGAAGTCCATTTAATCATTTCAGCAGTGGACATCGTTAAATCAATGCCACGTGCCTTGTCATAGTTACCAAAATCTAAGTCTAGCGAAAGTTTAATAGAATAGTTATTAGGCCATTTCTTCTTGTTAGTAGTTACTGTGTTGTGGTAGCCATCCTTATCAGCATAGATTCCACTGAGTTTAACTCCTGGAATAATTATGGAAGCTTGTTCCCATAATTTCCACATTGGATTAGTGATTCTTGCTGGATCTGGATTAGACATCGGTACGCTTCACAGATTTAATGTTATTAACCATAAGCCAGTGGTTCCATTTCTCTTGGTTACTGTCCTTAAAGTACTCAAATCCTTCCTTATTGACTGTAATGATATGGGTGGGGGAGCGGAGTTGGTAAGTATCTAAAGAAAACATTTTGCATTCAATCTCACTAATAGAATCAATCATGTGCCAATCATGAGTGAATTCTTCATCTGTGGTATTTGGAGTATTTGTCAATTGATTGCCTTTCTTCTAAGTAATCAACACCGTACTCAGGCTTATCTCTTTCTCTATCACCTAAGGGAATAAGACCTACACCCTTAGCCATATCGTTCTCTCTATGATGTCCTGTATAGTTTGCTGTGCCTGTGGCTAATGCTCCTAGATCAAAATGGTTTCCCATTGGCATATTAACTTATTGTCCAATCCTTGTAATTTCAGCAGTTTTAATAATTTCTTCAATATCTACTGGAGCGTTACGCTCTCTCCTTAACTTATCTGGGTGTCGATGTTTAGAGTCAGCATAGATATTAGTGTGTTGAATAGCTTGACATACTAAGAAAATAGCAAAAATTATGATAATAAGAGTCATTACAACTATGTAGACCTTCACTTCAGTCACTCCACAGTGCTCCAAACTGGTTCTCGTATTTAGGCAATAACTCTAGAAAGAGTTCCATTGTAATTTTAGCGTCTACTTTACCGTATTTATCCATTAATGCATAAGGCACCCACTCCCATCCTAATGTCTTGATGATTGATTCCATAAGAGGGTCCATTTCTTTACCCTCTCCACTACAATAGTACTTATGTAAGTAATCAAGACCCTTGGACATGACATTCTCGTCTACCATATGAGCCATAATCATAGTACAAACAAAAGGCAGATCAGAAATATAAGGAAGGGCGACAATGTCATGAGCAGCATTATGCATAATACGATACGGTACCGTTTTAAGTACATGTTGTAAGAAGTTGCGGGTTTCTTCGTCAATATTAATATCTTCTTGGTGCCCCACAGGGAAATACATAGAGTGTAAGGCAGGATGAGCAATAGAAATACCCAGAATATTAGGTGCATAACCTTCAGTATCCACAGATAAGTATTTAAAGGCTAAACAATTTTCCAAGTGAGCCATCATCTGGCTCTTGTTTGGTAACTGTTCCCCCGTCTCCAATGGCAGCGGAATTGTCAGTTGCTGGAATCCCAAGCCTAGTTTCTGTAGGTTCTCCAATTAATTTAAACCCTCTATCAGGAGTTCTTTCTACACTGAAGTCTACTGCTCCTATTGTCATTCTAGTTTTCAAGATTTTAATCTCTAGCTTTATCGATCCCCTTTTCTGTGAGAGTACGACAACAGTTTGTGAATTAGCTGTAATATATCGTGAACCAAAAGAGTCATCTAAGTCCGCCGTACTCTGTACATCTTCAATTCCCTTTTTACGATCATGATGGATGAATACATAACCGCACTTACGTTTACTTCTTACGTCTTCGTTAAGGAAACTATTGAGTCTCTTAACGTCGTCATCATTCTTCGTCGAGCCATACATAGACAACCCGAGTGAGTCAATAATAACCAATTCAATTTTGTGTCTGTCAACAAATTTGAGTAGCTCTGGTTGTTGATCCGGAACATCAAAGGGATATGCGTATCCAATGGGCCAGATGTGAAACCATTCTTGCAGCTCATTCTGTACCTCCTCTGGAATCTTCATATCCTCAAAGAACTGTTTCAGTTCTGCGTACTGCATTTCTAAAGAAACAAATAAAACTTTCTGGCGATTAACAATCTTCCAATTAAGAAAGAACTCATGACCTAATGCTAATGACATAGCCATACGCAAAGCAAAAGTACTTTTACCAATTCCTGGTTTACCTAAGATAAGCATAGAACCAGCCACAGGGAGCAAACCTTCAATTGCCCACTTGAGCTTAATGGTGGAACTCATAAAGTCATGAAAGCGGTAAATCTCAGTGGTTGCTTCTTGGCTAAGTTCAGCCTGTATTAATTTGTTACCTCGGGCCTTAGCAATTGTAGCGTAGAGTTGTTTCTCCCTATCAGTACGACCTACAAACTTACCCCACGCACGATCTCTTTCTTCAATTAAGACGTACACTTCTTCGTTACTGCAACCTACTTCAATTGCGTCATAGGCTAATCTCATTAATCCAGAAGAACGCCCACCTGTGGCTACGTCTTTAAATAGTAAATCTAAGGTATTAAGTTTCCATTTATATTTAGCTAAAACTTGTTCTCGTGTAGGTAAGTCTCCCAAAGAAATGCTAACTTTGGTACCAGCAGGAGGAATGGGAACACTAAGAAAACGGTCAAGAGAATAAACAAGTTCATTCTTAGAGATAAGGGTAACCGGCTTGTTTCTTTTGTGATTCCAAGTATTAGTAGGACGTAAAACATTTTGATAATCCCAAACTGAAAGGTCAGCCCCGTAATGATATGCAATACGACGTGTTAAATCTTCAATTAAAACTTTATCAGTTACAAATGAATCTAGTTTCCAATACCAGTGTTCATGTCCTTCTTGAGAGGACAAGACGCGCATAGAGGGTTCGATGCTTTCAGTTGGCAGTTTGCCATCAAACTCTGTCCAGAGATAATTCGTTCCTTTAAAAGTTTCCGGCGCGATTCTTCGTTCATTGAATAAAACTGGTGATATATACACGTCTCGTTTGTTGTAGTCATTTATATGACTCTCTAATTGTTCGCGCTCCTGTGGCCACTCAAAGAAATGTTGTTTCCAAATTTCCCCTTTAACGGGGGAATAAATAATACCTTCCTGTTCTCCGAAGAGATCAGAAAGAAATTCATTTGTCATAAACCTCCTTTCTTCGGGCTCTTATTAGGAATCGAACCTAATCATCTATAAACCGGAGTCCACCATGCATATGAAATGATAGTCTATAGAGTCACCGAGAAAGAGCCAAG